TGGCTCAACCTTTGTCCACTCATTTCTTCCGAAGTTAAAGTGCCAACAAGGTAGCTGTAGCATATCCTTATCAATAGAGGCTACAACACAATTATAGTCAAGTGCGGCGGCTGCTTTAGAGATAAGGTCGTCAGCTTCCTCATCCTCACTCACGATAGCATCATACTTATTCATCATGTGCTGTCGTGCTGACGATAGGTGCTTAGGCTTCTCTGTGTCTTTTCTGTTCCCCTTGTAGGGGTGAGACTTAGCGATGTCGAACCTAAAGTTAGTCTTACCTGTCAGATACGTCTGGAAGTCATCCTTAGAGGGGAAGGGAAACTCAACAGTGTCAGAAATGATATATTCCATCAACTCATCAACCTTCTCTTCCGCCTCTTTGTATGAGTAATCCTGAGTGGCAAAGGCTGCTCTATATGCAACGATGTCGCCATCAATTAGAACTTTACCTTTGCCAGCCATTACTTAGAACCCTCCGAAGGTCATAGACCCATCATCTTTCTCAAACCCCACATCATTTACGTAAGTGAAGCCACAAGATCGTGTGAAGTCACCTACTGCCTGAGCTAGAGAGTGTAGATCATCAACATCCTGACGGGTAATTGTTGCACTTCCGACAACCCCATCATCTTCACTATCAAAGATAGCTGTCAGAACAACCTTCATTAAGCTACCTCATCCATGCTAAAGATGTCATCACCAGCACCACCTGAGCTTGCCTCGTAAGCTACATGGTCTGTAACACCTACAGCACAAAGCCGAAGACCAGCACCATTACTGTACGTCTCAAACTGTACGATAGCTGCACTACCATTACCGATAGCACCATCTTCTTCAAGAGACCACCAACGCTTGTTCTCCATACCGTCAGTCAGGTTCACTACTTTAGGAGCACCACCGAAGTCAACCTCTGTTGGGTTACCCTTCTTATCCGTGAAGGTCATCTTGTGATCGTGCATACGTGTCAGTTTGACGTACTTACCAATACCGAAGTCGTTGCCCTCTTTGACACGTTTATTACCCATTGGCATTGGGTCCATGCCACCTTCCAGAAGCTCTTGAATTTGTTCTTCACTGGTAAAGTATGCGTTCACTACATACTGTCCATCATGCTTCGCTGCTTTCTTTGCGGCATTGTTTTGATCTCCACCCATGTCACGGTTCTCTTCGAACACTTTAGGGTACTCAAGGATCATTTCCATTGCAAACTTAGTCATCGTCGGGTCTTCCTTTTGTTTAAGCTGCTTTAGTGCAGCACTGTGTTGGTATTATACTATAGGAACACATTTCGGAGTTTTAGACATCGTGGTCCCTATTTATTTTTGACCTCCTCTGCAAAATGTAATACTGTTGCAGAAAAGAATCACTTTAGTGGATGTCAGCGTAAGTCTTGCCGAACTGAACATCAGTCCCAAGAGGTACGTTCAACTTCACCTCATCGTTAAGCTGGATTGCAGCCTCGTGCATGATAGCTTCTACATTCCCTTCCTCCCCCTCTTTGACTAGAGCAATAATCTCATCGTGGAACTGGCCCACACATTTGATACCTTTGTCACGGCACAGTCTAACCCAAGTGTCAAAACAGTAGACACCTGTACTCTGGTTCAACGTAGAGAACCTATCCTTGTCACTACGTAGGCTATGCCAGAAGCCTGACACTGGATTAAGTATCCACATAGACCCAAACAGTTCCCTTGTACGGGCTGTGCTTGCAACCTTCTCAATGGACCAGTTACGTGACCAGAAGGCATTGAGCAGGGTCTTAGCCTCAGATTGTGACATACCTGTCTCACGGGCCAGCTTAGGTGCTCCTACGCCATACGTGGCACTGTAGTTCACTACCTTGTAGTTCTTACGTAGTGCTTTCAGTGACCGTTCCCCTGAGTTGTGCTTATCGATGTCATCTTGATTGATAACACCAGCGTGTAGTGCCAAGTCCAAGTGTGGGTCAAAGCCTTCTCTGCTCATCTCCTCTACATACTTAGGGTCCAGTGGTTTCATGTAGTGACGTTTGGTAGTGTCCTCCAAAGAGGTCATGTCAGCACCCGCTAGTGTGTAACCATCAGGACAGGTAAGACACCCACGGATAACATCACCATAAGGTTTATCTACAGAAGGTAGGTTGACCAGAGGTTTGAAGTGCTTGAACCTGAACGTGTTGGTCAGACCAGCTACACCAGCCTGTAGCCAACCATCTTTGTGACACTCCAAGAAGCTCTTTAGGATGCCAGCCCTGTGAGTGAGAACAGTAAGCCCATCAAGTAGATCAATAGAAGGGTTATCAGAAATGAGGTCAGTGACACTACTACAAAGCTCACCATCCTTACGAACCTGTTCAATTTTACGTTCCTCTCCAGTCTTCTTGTCACGCAAGAACTTCCATGTACGTGGTTGCCATCCACAGTTATAGAGCCAATCCTTAACTTGATCGTTAGAGTTAGGGTTGCCACGTTCTTCACCTGTCTTAACCACAAAAGATTGTGTAGTGAGAGGTTGCTTATACTCCTTACATAACTCTACCCACTTCTCCCCGTGTGACGACAGATCACCATCCTTCTTGTGCATGACCTTTGGTTGTGTAGCTACACGAGTGAGAACCTTACGTGGCATAGCTTCAGCTAGTTGCTCTACCTTCTCCTCTTTCATAGCTGCAATCTTGTCGTATGCTTCCTGAGCTTTATCTACATCCAGTTTCCACTGCATATCTTCCTGTTCACGAGCACAGTCCAGTTTGAAAGTGAGGTAGTCTATCAGCTTCCATTTGGCATCTGTGTCTTGATACAGTTTGTTTAGCTTAAGCTCCAGATCACGCCAGAGACGAGAGTTGATCTTAACATCCTCATTGCATCGGTGAGCATACTCTTCATACGTCAGGGTGTTCCAGTCCTTAATGACGGGCTTGGGTACTCCATAGTCCTCTCCGTAGCCCTCAAGACCATGCTTGGGTCGATCATGGTTGAGATACCAAGATAGGGCCAAGGTGTCTACCAGACGAGCATTTACCTTGATACCTAACACACGTTCCACTGCGGGGATGTCGAAGCGGATAATGTTGTGGCCTACCAGTGTTTCTGTGTCAGTGAAGAACTTACGCATTTCGTCGTAGTCGTGCGTGTGCTTCACTTCTTTTCCATCGTGTGAATAAGACAAGACATGAATCTTGGTCAACTCATCTAATAGACCGTCTGTTTCAATGTCGAATACTGTCATAAGTTACATTACCTCACTTAGTGTAAATGTTTCAGTGTTGAACCGCATCATCCCTGCGTTGCCTTCCTCAGAGCATGGACGGTTCTTTTCGATAGATAGGTACGTTGTATTGCGTTCCTGTAGATCATCAGCTTCCTTGTCACGTTTAAGGTCAATAATCACAGACGCCCGTTGTCCAATCATACGGCAATACTTCATCTGTCCATCATCATTAGTGTGAGCAATCGTTACGATACCTACGTTCAACTCAGCAGACAGCTTTGAGAGACGAACTGACAAGTCAGCCAACATCTGTTCTTTGCTTTCCTCTGACGACCCAACAAGAACATCTTGGATAGGCTCGAAGAACACAAACTTAACACCACAAGCTACAGCAAAGTAACGTATCTGGTCGATCAGATCGTCAGCACCTTGCCCATCACTCATGTAGAACTGATAGAAGTTCTCATCAGCAGTGAGTTTACCGATAGCCTGTACAACTTGGTCTTCTGCACCTTTCTCTTCGATCAAATCTCGACGGGTCAGGTTGTCACTGCATTCGTAAGACACAAGGCCAAGCAGTGAACGTAACTTTGTTTCCTCCAAGTGCCACGCTGCAATAGGAACCTTGCGCTGCAACATATTGTATTCCAAGAACCGCATGATCTCAGTCTTGCCGATACCCGTTGGTGCTTTAATCACTGTGAAGTGACCTTGCATGAGACCCAAGATTTTATCGTCTAGGGCTTGGATACCTGTGGGTACATACTGATGCTCAGGGGTGTCCTTGTACAGTGACAAGAAGTCCTGTGTGCTGTTCATTACGTTCTCAGGTGTGAACTTACGTGCGTTCCACCATGCACCTTTGAAGTCAGCGGCTTTACCAGCCTGTAGGAACTCATTAGCGTCCTTGTATGGTCGATGGTCAACACGGTAGACCTTGTTAGGGAACAGCTTTGATACACGGTCAGCAAGAGCATTACCTGCATCATCGTTGTCCACTGACAAGATAATCTTCTCGAAGCTATTGAGCCAGTCAGCACAGTTCTCCCAGAGCTTCTTAGATGGTGTAGCTGATGGTAGAGACACTACAGGGTTAGTGTAGCCACTCTTGAGCATCTGAGCCACTGACAGGGCATCTAGTTCACCCTCAGTGATTGTCACCATCTTTGAGCTACCAGCAGTGAAGAGGTTCATACCGAACAGTTCGTCACCCTTGAAACCATTCTTGGCGTAGAAGCCTTTCTCTTTCAGATTACGTACCTTAATTCCGCCGCTGGGGTATACGTACTCCTGACGATCACCATACGTCATAACGCCGTAGTCTTCCATCGTCTTGGTGTTGATGCTACGCATATTGACATATTCCCCTGAGGAGGTGTCTTCTATACGCTTTGGTGTGTAGTCTATCACACTCATGTAGTCGTACTCCTTATTCCCCTTGGTGGGGTATTTCTCTGAGGCCCATTCGTACTTGGCATCCCTTGAGGGGTAGCCACGGTTGCAACTCTTGCAGTGACCTACCCTCTCTGTTGAGTTGTAGCAGAAGGCATCAGAAGAGCCACAGTCTACAAAGGGACATGGTTGGTGTATTACTTCGGTCATGTGGCTCTCCTTTAACGATTAAGAATATTTAGTTTCGAGGTCTGACAACCACTTCTCCTGCTTTGGCGACAGTGTTGCAGAATTACGCTGGACAATGCTACACAAAAACTTGCGTGATGCGTGGCTGATACCATCAAGACCACTGTATAGAACCTCTACTGCACGTTTGGCGGGGGTCACAAAGGAAGCCTCAAGTTGCATTTCAAGTTGCTTAATACGAAGCTCAAGGGGGTTCTCAGTAATTGTTGCAGCCCGTGGCCCTCGTGGATTGAAAGGTACGACACCTTTCTTTTTCAGGGCGTAATAGTACTTTGGGTAACTATCATATGCCGTATCGTTCTTGACGAAAGACTTGACTGCACCCCGACCTTGATCCTTTACTTTTGTGTGCATTGACAGAGCCTCTCTAGGTGACATTTGGTCAATCACAACGAGTGAAGTTGATGTGTCTCGGTTAGTCTTAAATGTTGCTACGTTATCCATTTCAGTTTCCTTCTGCTTTGATGATGTTATAGGCGTGTTCAAGTTCCCCAGACTTGGGGTAAGCGGCTCTTGCGAGGCTTGCGACAAAATTGTAGTCTTTGGTGTCGATGAGGATTTTCGCAATCTCGTTAGCCATTTCCTCCAAAGGCCGTTGTTGCTCACGGTATTCTTCTCTTGCACGATCCCTTTCTCCTTCTGATTCTACTGCATCTACATCAATACCTTGCTCACGGTATTTGTCAAGTTTCCTGTCAACATTAGAGCTTTCAGCCTCTGACCGTTCCCCAAGAGACTTCAGCTTTGCGATCTTGTCAGCTTCTTCTTTAGTTGCCTTACGGCGTTTCTGTACCTCCTTCTTTGCTTCTTGGTATCCCTCAGGGGTTGTGGCTTTAGCCGCTAGTTCTGGGTCAGCCTTGATTTCCTTGCGGGTTTTCTCCCATCGGTTTACTGTCCTATGCCCTACCCCAAGGGTTTCGGCATGATCTTCTTGAGAGGGTGAGCTTGCGCCATTTGGCGTATGCTGATTATCCTTACGTTCACGAACACCTAGGTAATCTGTTAGTTGGGCATAAAAGAACTCCTTCTCCCTGCTGTTCAGATGCCTACGAGCAACATTCTCAGAGGTAACATAAGCAATCGCCTCTTCTTTAGTCCCCTGAAACTCAGCAAAGATTGGGTCAACACCAGCCTTAAGCGCAGCTTCATATCTGTGGCGACCATCAAGGATTTTACCTTCATATGTAGCAATGGCACGATCTAGTCGAAAGCCATTTGCTAACATGTCGTTGGCGATGTCTTCTACCGTCTCAGGCTTATGTGGTAGCCACAAACAAATCTCATGGTACTGCCAGTCTACTTTCTTTGGTGACATTTTAGCCAACCACTCTTCATCATCCATAGTTTCTCCTTTCGTTTTATACATAAGTTATTAACTAGTAGTAGTGAATACTAAAGTCAACACTTATGTTATAACTTAAGTTGTTCTAACGAACCCTACACTTACTTATAGGGACACTTTCTGAAGTCTTAGACATCACGAATTGTTACATAGTGTAGCTTGCAACTTACTCAAAGCTGACTTTTCATGTCGTGATACCCACTTCTGGTTCTCATTGACAGCTACACCTACCTCATCTTGTGTCATGTCAAGCCAGTACCTCATCTTAAGAATTTTCCATTCTTCTGGCGATAGTGTCGTTACAGCAACAGCCATAAGGTAAGCTCCATACTCTCTTTCCTCATAATCTGTAGCATGGTCATCAGAAGATATGCCGAAGTCCTCACTGTAAGGTATGTTCTCAGACGCTAAGACCAGCTTAAGCCAAGCATGACCGTCATCTGACATATTACCTGTGTCTTCATCCTCAATGTCTCTTGCAAGCCTACGTGCTCTACTGTGGTCAGGTATAAAGACAGGCTGTGTCTCTAGGTTAAGGTAACTGTGCATACGTCTGTTAGCCTCTCTGTAGAGCTTCGCTGGGTGGGCATCAGGCTCTTTGGCTAGTATCTCATAGCACTTGAGTACCCCCTCTTGCACAAGGTCTTCTCTGTGGCTCTCAGAGTTGTATTTGTATGCCAGCCTCTCACACATACCTACTATCTCTTTTTCAGATATCATGGTCTTCTGGCTCCTGCTCTAACTCTGTCT